GCGTATGCTTTCGACATTCTTTCTCTTACCTAATCTGGTTTTCTACAAGTTGTTTGAGAAGGTCTTTGATTTCGACCATCTCATCTTTAATTGAGTCAACTTCATTCTTAAGGTCAAGTATTTTTTGTGCTTCAGCCTTACGTGCCTTATATTTACGAAGTCCGTCTATATCTGTATTTATTGCAGCTTTTGAATGCATATCACGAATAAATTTGTGGTCCTGATTAAACATATTATGCTGCCAGTGCAATTGCTCGTATGTCTGCAAGACGTGGAACTCTATGATGTCCATTACCCCAGAACACTACTTTGATAGCAAAATACTTAAAGTCATTAAATGTAGTACCAGCTGAATTGACGTATTCAATTACACCACTTGAATTCAAATAAGCTGCGTTTGTTACACGAGCAGTTGACCGAAGATTAAACTCATGCTCTTTATAATCAAAACGATTTATGTTTTGAGAGAACGGATTGCTTGCTTTACCAGTCATCTGTGACCAAACTTTAGAATCAAAGTTTTCCGGATCATCTTCTGCTAAGAACTTAGCATATACATCTATTGTTGTCCCTGGTGGGCGATAAGCAGTAAGATATACATTTAAATCTTCTGCATCGAGATTGTCTGCAAGAGTTATTGTTTTAGAAATATATTTTGCCAAACCTTCACCATCTCTTACACTTTCATCAATATATGCCGTACCTGTTCCTGATCCAGCACTAGTCGCGGTAAACACTGTTCCTACAGCATTACTTGCAGCACCAATTGATGTAAAACTCGTTGTTCCAGGTACTGCAATAATATAAGTCTCACCTACTGTAAAGTTACCTGCTGATACTAAATCAGCATTTTGTTCGTACTCAAAAAGTTTTATGGAAGCTATATCAGTATCGATAAATGGTGAGGTATATTTTGGAGAAGATCTTGATAGATTATTCATATCAACTCTGAGTTTAAACGATCTATCTGTATCACTACTTGCTTTTTCATTACTCCAGCTTTTTACAACAGTTGAAATTCCATTGAAGTATGTTTGATCGTTAAATTCTATGTTGCTTTTTGTATAGTTTCCAGTACCATCGTCTCCAAATAACCTTCGAGCAGACATTGTTGTTTTCGTTCTTGTTAAGTTTGTTCTGTATATATTTGGCTGAACATAACTTACATTCTTATTCATTACAGTACCAATTGTGGCTGTTGCTTTTGACACTTCACCTATTACAGTATTACTCGATTGAAAATAATCAGAAGTAGTTGCACTTGATTTTACAAGATATAATTTAGCTGTTTGCGCTGCCAGCGTTCCTCTAATACCATTGTCCCATAAATCAACTTTACCAACAATTGTATTGAAGAAGTTTGCCGACGTGTTGGTATATTTTGGAATATCTACAACAGTTAACGATGTGCTACTTTCAACCGAAGCAATTTCTAATACGTCATATGTTGTTGTATTTGCAAATAATACAATATGTTGTCCAGATGATAAACTACTGAAACTTGCTGCGCCAACAGCAGTTACTGTTGTACTACCAGTAGTTACTGAAATTGTACCTGACGAGTTTGCGGCATTTTTGAACACATACTCACCTTCTCTAAAAGTGCCACTAGATTCTGAAATATCAAAAAACTCTACTTTATCATTTACAAATTCTACATACCCTGAAGAAGAAGACAGGCTTCCCCTGTAAAGTGTGTATTTAATATTTTCATCACTAACTGGTTCCCACGTACGGCCATTTGTTGATGTAAACAAAACTCCATCATCACTATCTTGCGTCACCTTCTTGCTTGTACCTACATCTGTTCCCCCAGTCTTCGAAACCCAAAGTTCGTAGTCTGGATCGTCACCATCAGCAATAATTGAAAATGCATATTCTGTGTTTACTGATACAACAACAGGAGAGGAAAACGTGAACGTTGTTGCAGTTGCTGCTGTGCTACTTGTATTAACATCACCAACTTCAAGATAAACTTCTGAAAATGGTAAAACTCTTGGAGTTGGTATACCATTTTCAACTTCACGTAACTGCACTGTCACCCCACCAGCATCACTTCTAGATGGTTTACTTTTAAAGAAAAGATCAATCTTTTTCAAAAACAAAGCATTGTCTTCTTTAACATGCTCCGATTTTATGAAAAACGTTTGCGAAATAGGATGTGCCATTTTTAATTAAACCTTCTTTGATCTTGTTTTAAGATAATCAATACCTTTTGCGATGTCAGATACATCCTCACGTTGTACCCAACCTGCTTGAATCATTTTACCAACAATATAGCAAGGATATTCAAGAACAGGACGCATAACTATGTTATAGAAAGTGAATTTTTTACCTCTCAAATATTTCAACATTCCATCTGTTCTTGCTTTAGCAAGTTTGACACCATATTTGGCGATAAATTTGTTTGTAGGCATTTTACGAACAAGAGGAGCAAATAGTTTATGATATCCAAGCTGATATGCTGGATCAAGATTTCTCTTAACAGAGTATGTCATCCAAATCTTAATTTGTTTAGCATCATAACCATACATATGATTCATCATTGTACAAACAATTTTGCTTGGGCCGCCTTCGTTGCCGTGTTCATCAACTTGTGTTACTGAAGGATTTTGGGCGGCTTCTTGGAATCCAGTACTATTGTCCCTACCAAATCCAAATTCATCTCCCCCGTAATATCCCCCACTATCAACATATTGACCACTAACTATAGTAGGTTCAAAAACTGATTTAGTAGCAACGTTTGTCTGTGAAATTTTTCTTACATCAAATGATGGGTTTCTTGTTGAGATATTTAACCCTTGCTTTTCAACAGAATAGTTAAAGGCGCTGTATTCAGCACTAGCTGTTGTGCTAGCATCGTTTCTTAGGTTAGCCAAATCTCCAATATCAAACACCTCGAGTCTTTTAGTTCCGACAAAGTATATTCCTGGTCTAATTCTAAAGATGGCTTTCGCTCGTCCTCTGCTATCACTAGTTACTGATGTACCAAATGATCTTGATCTTCTAAATAATGCTAGATTAAACGGATCACTACTATTAGATGATTCAGCAGGAGCAATGTCGCTATCTACTGTTAGTCCATCAAAAAAGAAATAAAGTCGTGTATTTGGTCTAACACCAGTAATCTTAACAGCAATTTCTCTAGATTTCATATACGGATTGAATCGTATATCACTCACCCAATCCCCAACTTTCCGATCAGTTTCACTTTCTTTATTAACTTGTAATTCTTTAACAATTGTTGTGGTTGTGGTGGTTGTAGTAGTTAAAGTTCCTCTTTGTCCCCCTTGTGTGGTATTTTGTGATTGAGTGTTTGTCGCCACTTTCTTATCGGTAGACGATAAAGGAACAAATTGATTTAATGCATCGTTGTAATCAGAGAACGGAGTTACTAGATCAATTTCTAGATTTGATGCAGGAGCACGGGTTACATCGTATCCAGGATCATAAGACGGTAAAAGTGTCATTTTACCAACATAAACAAGCTCATCCTCCGCTGCGGATCGACCTTTTGTTGCATAAGGTTGTTTCATAAATGCAACATCAGTCATATTAAGAAGAACACCTTCATCATACTCTGTAGCATTACTTGTTGCCGATACTTTAAGATCCATATCATATTGGTTAATAGGTGGTGCAAGTTCTTTGTATGCGGGATCGACAGAAGCTGCAAAATCAATATCTAATATATTAGCTAAAGACAAATCTTCAAAACTATCGGAGAAAATACCATTCTTAAATCTGTCATTTCCACTAGCGTCAAGAATACCTTTATTTTTAGCTTCTGTTTCTAACGTATTGAGAACTGTATAGTATTCTAATTGTTTAACACGTCTATCTATTTTGCCAATATCTGCCATTGTGTAACCACGAGAAATACCGTTAACTTTTAGTTTTGTTGCATGAAATGGTCTTTTAGAGTTACTGGCAGTAATGGGTGTAAGTGAAGGATATGGTGGTACAGAAATTTCAGCGAGAACTAACCCACGAGCTGGATTTTGAGGCGAAACTGGTTTATCATCAGAAATCCCTTGAAATACTTGGAAGTTACCTTCAGAATCTACAAATAGTTTATCTATTCTACCTAGATAATAACTATAATCGATTTCCATGTTTTGATTAGGAGCGGGGGTATATTTTTCCCCACTAGGAAATGTTGGTGAAGCATTAACATCTGTTGTACAAGTTGGAGCTCCTGCTTCTGTTGTTGAATATACAACTGTATTAGCAGCATATGGACGGAAGTCGATAGAATTTCTCAAATCATATATTTCTCCACGCTCAGAAAGATACACGGGAATGTTTTGAGCATCTAAATTAGCGAAAGAAGATCCATAACTGTCGACACTAAAGAAGCCAACACCTCCACCTATATCTTCTGTGAATGCTTTGATTTTAAATAGAAGTCCACTACTTGATGTAAGTGATAGCAAATTCTTTTTTCTAACATAAGAAATACCATAGTAAGCATCTCTTTGATTTGGTATAAGTCTGAAATAAGATGTAACGTCAGCACTTGATGTATTTGCAGCACCTGAAGAATTGTGATAAACATTTTCAATCGAATAAACGTCTGGCAAACCAAGAGAGTATGTTCCGCCAGTACCATTTGGCGCAGTACTACAATCAACCGCAACATAATAAGTGTCTAAATCTTTACCTTTTGGGTTACCTGAACTAGTTGGGTGTTTGACATTATGATATGCTTTAACATATACGCTGGTACCAGTTGCAGTACTCAATCCACTAATCGTTAAAGTTTGAGCATCAGCGCTTGTCGTGACTGTAGCATTCGTAAGATCGATATGACGACCTTCATAATAGTTTGTCGGACCAGTATCACTGTTATTAGCAACTAGAATAATTTCATTCTTCTGAGTGTTATTAAGAGTTGCTGAAGCTCCGTATGTCCACGTGTCGCTACCAGTCAGAGGAATTTGTACAGTTGAACCACTCGCTGATATCGCTTGCCCTTCTGTAACTGTACGATAAACAAAGTCTGCATTATCTAACGTCTGAATGGCAGGTCTACCAATATCCCAAAGAGTTGTTTTAAATGATTCATCTTTGAGTACAGCACGACCTCTTTCAGTCACAATGTCAGCAGCGCCGTCTACACCTGCGCCATCATAAACAACACCTCGTGTATTAGCAAACGTGTGACTTGTATTTGAAACGTTAATATCAAACAGATAAAGTTTATATTTTGCAGCAGCAGTGCCAATTGTGCCTTCGTGATGTTCTACACTTCTAACTTTTGCTGTACCAATAAAGTTACCACTAGAAGAGAACGATGTCATATCAGCATCGCCACTTCTTGCGTTTTGTGCTGCATCATAAAGGTCTATTGTAGCAAACTGATTGAATGGTATGTCGCCCTTAAAGTCATCTACAATAATATAGTTACCTAAGTTTGTTGTAATATTTTGATCATCAACAGAATCAGTTGTTAAACCAGCGTCAATATAAATATTAAGAGGTCCAAATGTCTCAACACGTTTACCTTCAATATAAGCTAATCCAGCCCCAATTTGTACCGCAAGGAAATTAGTATTTGAAGTTGTTCTTATGTTTAACGGAAAGTTGCGGATTGCATAATCCCCAGATTCCTCTGCTGTTCTTCTCGCAAACTCTTCACCAATTACTGAATATTGAGTTGTTTGTTTACGGCGAACAGGAGCTCCATTTTGATATTCTACTAATGTGAAAAAGTCTTCATCTGCAATTGCATTTGCAACAGATTTAACTGTAAGTATAGGTGTTAGCTGAATTCTATCTGCCCCTGGAGCATTTTGATTATTATATCCTGCTGCATTGTCAAGAAGCGACGTATCATTGTTACTATTAATAACCGTCTCAGCAACAACAAATCCTGCTGCTTTATCATTAGGGAATAAGCTATATCTATCGACAATAACCAATTGTTTGTCTACAGCAATGAATGCTCCTTTTTGATAAATAATACCTTCACTGACACGGAGAGCCGTACCATTACCTACCGCAGTAGCCCCAATACCAGTAACATTGCCCGCAGCTTCAACTGTTGTTACTGTAGAGCCTGTTCTATAATCTTGTAACCGAATATATTCTGTCGTAAAAAATTTATTATTTGCACCGTTACTCTTTACATAACGAACATGTAGAGTATTTGTTCCTGTTGTAGCGTTTTGAGATTCTAGACCGCTTGAGGTTTTTACAACATACGCTTCCACACCACTTGTTAAACCAACTGCACGAAGACCTTCATAATTGGTCATAACAACAGGCTGACCGTCTTGTTGAAGATCACGAATCTTTACATATGGTTGACGATCAATATAACCAAAAGAACAACCTTTTACGATTGTTCCTTCTTTGAGAATGTTGTCACCGAAGCGTTCAATCTGAGTTTGTAAGATTGTCTGTAGTTGTGTTAACTCACGAGCCTGAACTGCTACACCAGGCTTAAAGAGAATACGATGAAACCCTTTGTCCTCGCTATAGTCGTCAAAATATGGGTCTTGGTTAAAGTTGGTATCTAATCCCATTTTTTATCCCTTTAGAATTCTAATATAATTCTTACTTTTTCAGATTGGTCGTTTGACCGTTCGATTGGTGACATATTTTCTATGTATATAACTTGACCTGAGTTGTCCACTAAGTCTCCGTCTATTCTACTTGTAATCTTTGCTTCTGCGCCAGTACCTCCAACAGATGTATTAGAAACAAATGTATTTGAAATACCAGCACTATCATCAGAAACTCCAAATGTACCCTTGACGTTGCTCAAATAGAATGTTCTAAATGAATTGTTGCCAACTGCGCCTATACCAGAAGCGATAACTGTTCCTGTATTTGCAGAAGTATTTGCGGAGTTATTAACTGATACTGTTAATGCTGAATCACTATAAACTGAAAATGCTGTAGTATTTATAGTGCTAATATAATATGTTGGAACTGTGTTAGAGAACACTGAACCATTAAGATTGCGGAAGTCTACAACCATGCTATTAGCAAAACCATGAGCGACCGTTGTCGTCACAACCGCCGGATCAGTTGCTGTAACACTACTAATAAAGCGTGTGATTGTATTTGATACTGCAAAGACACGTCCTTCAGCATATGTTGTTCCATCAACTGGATTTTGTAGTGGACCAGCAGTTCCTTGATTCTGAGTTACAACTTGATCAATTTTAAATCCAGTATTAGCAACACCAGTGTCACCGGTACCCGTATCAATAATTTGTACTGCCATTTCAGTTAATTGATTGAACGTAGAGAAACTTCTATCAATTGCTTCAATCTCTGCCTCTGTTCCTGATGAGAGACCCTTAATCTTATATCCAGTAGCAAAGTCTCCACGAATGTTTCTCAAACGAAGAATATCACCTGCTCTGTTACTAACTTCAGCAGTTGTTCTACCAATATAATCTGGTAGCGTAATAGTTTCTGTTGAAGTATATACATCAATCGTTACAACATCAGTTGCGGGATCAAGTGTTAAATCAGTAAGAGTAAAGGCTGTAGTTGTTTTAGTATGATCTACCTCTAAATCATTTAACTTAGCAATAGAAGTTAATGGTAAATTTGTACTGAATCCGAATGAATTATTAGCATCATCTGCTCTTGATATTGGATCGTTATTACCAGTATGAGTATATTCTGCTGCTATAATATCTTTTATTTCTAAACCATTTGTGACATATCCAGCACTTGCGGTCGTGTTAGCGCTGTTATCAAATGGTGTAGTTAAAGAACTATCTGTATAAAGAGTAAATGTTGTTGTATTACTTGGTTTAACATAATAAACAGTGCCTTCAACTAAACCAGTACCATCTAAATCATGGAATGTAACAGCAGCAGCATTTGTAAAAGCATTTGTACTTGATGTAGTAACAACAGGAGGTTCCGCCGCTGTTATTGAACTGATTGTTTCAGTGATGGTATTGTTACCGATATAGTCAGAAGCAGTAAACGCTGAACTGCCTTCATTTAATCTTACATAAATTGTATTAGCAGCGGATGCAATAATCTCACCACCTTTTGTGTCAGATGATATCTTATTACCAGTTGTGAAACCAGTCATCGTTGATGTATTAACTGTAAGAGTTTGATATCTTGAAAGCGTATATGAATATGAACGGAGAAGAGTATTAGAAGATTGTGGGACGTAATGTATTACCGTCTCACCATCTAAGAACGATGAAGCAGTCGATGTTGTCAACGTAAGTTCAACGTTAGCAAACAGAGGATCTTTAAGAATACCAACCGAACGATAGTCGTTCGATGTTGGAATTGTATTTGATTCGTTGTTAGCAAAAGTGATACTTATACCAGCACGAGTGGCAAACAACTCGTTAATTGGATCAGAACCATGCCCACCTGGAGGTGAAAGACTTGGCGTTAGATTTGCTGCAACTATACTATCACCATTACTTGTAATAATAATATCAGCAAACGAATACCCGGAACCACGATTGACAATCTCCACTGTAGCAATAGAGTTTGCTGACGTATTAATTGTAGCAATTGCAACAGCGTCATCTCCATCACCCTTAACGAGAAGTTTTGGACCAATTTCAAAAACGGAAGATGTATCTGGTAGTGTTGTAAACGCAGGTGTAATAAGAACACGCCTTTCACTCCCTGTTACAATATATTCTGAAATTGTACGTGCTTGACCTGCGCCTGTGCCAGAACGAACATAAATTGTGCTACCCTTATAGAAGTCTGTATTAGCACTCAATGTAAAGTCTGTGCTACGTAATCCGTGTATGAGATTATTACCGCCCACCGACACTTCTCTAAAAGTACCATTAGCATATGCGTTATAGTTACGACCACCAGTATTTACAATGATTGCTTCGATTGAACCACTAACAGCATTTGCTGCAACATTAGCGTCCGGTGTTACTGGCACATAATCATTTGTGGCAAACTTAGAATAATCACCAGCACTAATGTTGTACATATATTTCCAAACATAACCATCGTTTGTTTGATAGAATTCGTCGTCCGCTGCTGTTTCTGAGAACAATGGCTGGTCGTTTGCTGCTACACCACCGTTATTATCTAAGCATTTAAAGACTGCGTAGTTACCACTTTCTTCTGAAACGACATAAAAATTATCTGTATTAAGTGTATTACTTGTATAACTATATCTAGAGAATGTATTACCTGATTGCCAATCAACTCGGCGAATCATATGCTTTACATCGCTTGATGTAACTTTCTTTCCAAAAAGAATATTATCGTAAACATCATTATGAACTCCAAACGTATTGTTGTTTGGCGCCGGCGGAGAATTGTCATCAGAAAAAGGAAGAGACTGACCAGTAAATACATAGTATAGACTGTTTGCAGATTCTGAAACTGACTCAATAAACTGAGCCGCCATATGTGTTTTGAATTTATCTGTAACTAATTTCGTCATCTTCTCTTTGCTTTATGATGTTGACACGGTGTCAGTTGTCGAAGTTGCAGCGGTGACATTAGTATTTATAT